CTTAACGTCTTTGGCTACTTCTTTGCCTGCTTTTTCTGCTTTGTCATCACGTTTTGCGTCTTTGTCATCTTTTGCTTTGTCTTTCATTATCTGAGTTGGTGATCTGGCTTCGTCAACTGCTTCTTTCTTTTTACCAAAGAATTTCTTTTGCTTGGCTGACATTCCTTTTTTGCCTGATTTCTTTTCATCTTCATCACTTTCATTCATTTCATCATCGCCAATTGATATTTCACCTTTATCAATCGATTGTTTCAATGAGTTGGCGGCTGCCGGAGTATGTGCTGTACCAACTACATTGTCACCTGATTTAATTGACATTGCACCTGCTTTGACAGGCTCCATAGTCACATCGCCTTCCATAAGACTATTAAATACGTCTTTTAGTGAAGGTCTAGTTGATTCAGTAGAGACTTCTGTAGTAACAGATTCATTTAATGTCTGTGTAGTAGCGTTAGAGGTGCTTACAGGTCTACTTTTAGGTGACTTAACATCTACTTTGTTGATGCCGTCTAGTTGATTTAATATGTTTTTGAAATCCATTGTATTTTCCTTTATAATCCCGCAGATGTTGCTGGTTTAGGACCGCGTTTGATATCAGTCATTGGACTCTTATCGCCTTTTACTTTATCATCAGTCCATGGTTTCCAAGGATCAAATGAATCTTTTGTGTTCTTTTGATCATCAGGTAAACCTACTTTACCTACGTTCTTTTCTTCTGCATGTTTGTGTATACTATCTAAATACTTATCACCATATGCTTCACTTGCTTCTTTTCCATTATCTTCTAACTCAGGTTGCCCTAATGCTGGATCTGCTTGATTTTCATATTGCTCTAATTCTCTAGTAATACTATCATCATAAGAAGTATTAACCATTCTGATGTAATTGATATTGTGTCCGAGTAGTTGACCCATCTGTTGTACCATTGGTTCAGTACAAGGATAAGCAAATTTACATTTAAATATGTGAACGGGTTCGTTGCTTAAATTTGGAAATCCATATGGATCTGCTTGAATTGGAGTTGACTTTGGACCTTCTATCTTAATAGGTGAGAACTTGTCTAGGTTGAATTTAAACAACTCTAGGAAGTTCTTGTCAACGTCTCCTGCTACTTTGATTGTGTAATCATAAGTATGAACGCTTTCTGCGATAAATTTTTTAAGACTTCTCATAATGTTTTGTTCCCGTGTAATATATTTATCATTCTTCCGTGTTTTTCCCAGATAATACTCGCAGTAATTCGTTGCGATCAAGTGATTGTCCAACCTCACCTAGCGGAATATTATCTATTTTTTCATCTTGTTTTGCTTGACGTTGATCTAGTGTTGCTTTCTTTAATTGAAGATCAATCATCTTTAATTTCTTGTTTAACTTTGCTGTCTTTGCAGTAATAGCATGGTTTAACATGTTACTAGCAACACTAAAAATATCTCCACTGAAACGTGAATCAACTTGCATACCTAAGTCCATAAGGTCCTGAAAACTTGTTGATGCCTTGGTAGCTAAATCATCTAACTCATGGTCAGATGCTTCTAAACCTCGTACAGTAGGCAATGCTGTTTCGATTTTCTCGAGGTTACTAAGTGCTTCTTGGGTAACTTCCTTAGCGACACCTGGAATAGGTTCGTTTAATTCGTTTTCTTCCTGAGACGCAATGTCAAACAATTCTTCAAGTTTCTTTGTCATATATCTATTTAGTTACTTTGCCCTACCGTTATAGAAAAGATCATCTTCGGTAATCACTCTGAACAATACTCCTTGTGATTTAGCATATGCATTAGCAGATTGCCACTTAGCATGATTGATTGCTACTGTCATTCTATCTTTTGCACTAGCAACTTTGCTTTCAATAATACTTTGTTTCTTTGGTTTAATTTCAATAATCTCTGCTTTAACTTTGCCTAGTTTGTCTTGGTAAACGATAAAGAAGTCTGGTATATACTTATGTTGCTTACCAGTAACTGGGTGACGATATGGGATAGCCATCGACTCAGATGCCCAACTAATAATTTTGTCATTGGTGTCACAAAAAATCATAAATGTAAGTTCCCAGCCAGATCGATATTTAGGCTTACCTTTCCCTACATACTTGTTTATGTTTTTTACTTCGTATAACCCTTGAGCATACTTTTGTCTTCGTGCCATTGCAACGCCTTATTGTAGTACATTCCGTTGTACTGCCTGATTGGGACTAGGTACAGTACTTACTCCATACAGAGCAGTTTTTGATCGTATCAAATTTAAATAGAAAGCCATTGTTTGTGACAGTTCTAATTTGTTATTTTGTGACTTACCTTGAATATCTTCTAATAAAGTCATTACTTCTACACCTGATTCTTGTGCAATTCTGAATAGCACTGATGCGAATGCAGATGCAGAGGTTGGGTTTGAGGTTCCAACAAAATATGAATACACTACGTCCCATTCATTAGCAGGTACTACTAAGTCTGCTGTATAAAAGTTATTAAAGATTTTAACTGTTTGATCGTAATCGTTAACTTCAAATGATACTGCCATTATTTTGAATCCGTGAGTGATTTGACTTGTCTACCTGCTGGGGTAGGTGCGTCTGGTGTTGTGTTATTATTCGCCACTGTTGGTATGCCTTGGTTTCCTTGGTTAATGTCTGTTGGACTAGATGCATTAGTAGGAAAGAAAGCCTCAGCAGAAGGTGTACGTTTATTCGGGCTGGATGCTTGGTTAGCGGCAATCGCCGCGGCCATACCTTGATTAATGATAGATACTGAATCTGGTCTTGGTTGAGGGTTAGGACCTTGACCACCAGTTGGATTACCTTCATCATCAAAATTATTCATGCTATCACTTTCAGCAGAATAATCATCTAATGGACTTGGTGTTCGATCATAATTTGCACTACCAAAGCCAGTAACAAAAAGTTCAGGTGATGCCGCATCCATCTTGCCTGTATTGTAAGTTACAGTTTCATAATCAAGTGACATTGTGTTAGCCATCGTACCACCACCTTCAGCATAGTCATATGTATCATGTGCAAAAGAAGTTATGATAGGATTGATTAATGTATATGCGATAAAATTCTGTTGCCAAAAACCAAATACTGTGATGTCTTTAAAGAAAGGAACTTTTGTTCCGTCATCGTTTGTGTAGCCACCTCTATAACCGTAGTTATCATCTCCAGCAATTGTATTATTATAAATGTTTCTAGCCTGATACTTTGCTCCAGTGCCATATTCCTCTACACCAAGAACGTCAGTTGCATTGATAGAATCAGCATAGTTATATTGATAGTATGCGTTCCACATTGCCGCTACTTGACTTTGATTATCATCATGGAATGTAACTTCGATTGGATCGTATTTAATTTTAGTTTGAACTATTCTTTTTCTATTGTACTGATTCATTATTTCAGTATCAAACTTATAACTAGGTAGTTTAACTGATTTTACAAGAATACCGAAGTTGTCTCCGGTTGGGGGTTTATATGCTAATTCATTAATTTCAAAATATACATGAAATAGAAATTTAACCTTAGGTGCATTGGACTGAGTATTCGGTAAGAATATTCTCGCGGCATGTCTGAAATCTCTAAGATATGTAGTCATTATTGTTCCTCTATCTTATTATTTATCAGAAACAAAAAACCGAACTTAAAATTAATTAAGTTCGGCTTCAATTTGTGTTGCCTAAGCAAAAATAACGCTATTAAACAGTTCCGCTTGGGTTACGTTGAGTTTGTAATCCGCCTTGTCCTACGCCTGCGCCTGGTAGTGATGCTAATTCGCCACTGCCATTTGTTTGGATTGCGTTGTCATAACGAATCGTCAATGCAATAGTAACTGCTTCTGAAGTACCATAGTTTAGAGTCTGATAGTTTGCTTGTTGTAAGAAACATCCTGCTAATGACCAGTTTTCTAATACTTGTGGAGCATTGATTCCGTTTCCACCATCTAAGATTTGAATCTCAGTAGAGAATTTGTAATCTTGTCCGGAAGCCGCTGATTGTTGTTCGAAGAAATCTAGTTGCTTCTGTAACTGAGCGCCGACTGCTTTTGATATTAAACCAGAAGCATCATCTCTGACGTTTATTGAAAGTGGCTGCCATGTATGTTTACCAGCAAGGTAGACACGTGAATTATATGCATTCAGTGTAATCTCATCGAACTGTACTTGTGGACGAGCGGCATCGATAACTTGTCTAGTTAAAGTTAATGCTCCTTGATCATCACCTACTGCTCCGAAATCAATAAAGTTCACACGGAACCTATATTGAAGTTTAGGCATCAATAAGCCTTGATTGCTCCCATCTTCAGGCTGTACCGAAAGATTTCTTAATGTATCTGAGGCTGTTGCCATGTTAATCTCCTATTAAATTTGACTATATTTTATAGTCTACTTTTATTTATCAATAATTGAGCGACTTTCGCCGCCCAATATTTTTTATTTCTTATGTTCCTGATAACTCACCAGTGTTAAATATTCTAACTGGAATGTATATGAATTCAGCCGCTTTCACTGGCTCAACTGCTATATCAATCCAAAGTTCGTTTCTATCAATTCTCGCTGGAGTATTGTTAGATGAATCACAAACTACTGAGTAGTCATATAGTCCACGTTTTGAAATCAAGTCTTGGAATAGTGTTTCTACTACTGCCGCAATTGATTTTCTTGTTTGTGGATCATTTGGTTCAAAGACAAACGGTCTAGTACCAATAACTAATTGTCTACGTATGTAAGCAATTAATCGTGCTACGTTAACTCTGTCTAAAGCAGATGCTGAATCAAATGATGTTTTATTACCATAGTTCAGTAAGCCTTGACCTGTGAAGAATACCATTGGGTTAATAAAGTTGCTATATAAAACATCTCTAATACCAATACGAGTTCTGATAGACTCAAACTCACCAGTCTGGGCATCTAAGTAACCAATGCTTGAAGCATTGTCGATGATACCACGTCTAGTTCCTGCTGGTGCTAACCAAGGATAAGCAATATTGTCATTACGTAATATAGTTCTAATCATCATGTGAGATGAAGGAACTGCAACAGTAACGCCTGCTAAGTCATTAGTGACACCTGATGGATAGAATAGACCCATGTAAGTGTTTCTAGTTACAAGCCCATCTTCGCCTGTGCTGATTGCGCCTGCCGCATTAGTTGCCCATGCTTGAATGTCAGTTGCACTATCTTTCAATCTCATTGGTGTGTCACCAACGATGTAAGATGTTTCACCTCTATCAGAGTTCAACGTAATCATGTTAGGTTGTAGTTCTGGATAGTTAGGTGTTGCTTGTAAGTTAAAGAAGTTATCGTCATCTCTAATAGCAGTGTTGCTATCGATTGCTGATTTCAGTCCTTGTACAACTACTGCTCTCTGAGCCTTACGACCCATGTAAGGAGAACCGTCTGCTTGTAAACCTGAAGAAGTTACCCATGCATCTTTCTGTGCTGGAAGCACTGCTGGTGAAGGGAAACTATCAGCATTAAAGTAGTTAACTCTGTATTGCTTAACATTGTAACCTGAACGTCTGCTGTTAAACAACAACATACCAACTGGTGATGTTGAAGATAACGGAGCATCTACGTCTAAGTAGTCACTTGTTAATAATGATACAATACTTGGTACTGGGTCATTTGCTGGGTTAGTTGATCCGTTAGTTGCCCAACGTGCGTCAGCGAATGTAATACCTTGTGGAGTAATCTGATCTGTGTTGTCGATTAATACCCAACGATCAACAGCAGACACGCTTTGCCATCTATAAATGTTAGGATAGTTTTCTAAATCTGTAGTATCGATCCAAAGATCACCGTACACTAATGCT